GATTAGCGTCATTAGCAGCAGCAGCGACCAATTTCATTGGAGCTTCGGGGTAAAAAGATCCCCACTTTGAAGCATTTCCTTGATCATCAGAACCAATGGCTCCAAGATAAGAATTTGCCCCATGAGTGGTGCCTTGACTAAGCCCACCAGGCTCCTGATCAAAAAAGTTTGCATTGGTTGTGTCAACTTTAAGAACAGTTCCACTCCAATTGACTCCGTTATTAGTGGTTGTAACACCTGGCTTTAAAGCGCTAAGTGTCAAATCACTATGTTTCAAGGCGAAAAGATTAATAACATCTTTTTCGTCGTATTGTCTAAATGGTTTTATTTTATGCATTTTAGTTTTATGTTTTGATTGTTAAATTTTAATTTGTACATTCTCACGAGCAAATGCTTGAGCAAATTTTTCGCGGAGAGATAACTCTTCAACTGCAGAGGATGTATTGTTGTTAGAAACAACTTCTTCTTCTGCAACTGCGTTTTCAAGAACTTCTTCAACTTCTTCAACTTCTTCAGTTTCAGCTTGCGCTTCTTCTTGAACTTCAGTCTCAGAGGCTTTAGATGTTTGTAAACGTTTTTGAATTTCAGCTTCAACTCTTTCATTGAAAGTTTTTTCTTGTTCAGCTAAATATTCTTTGTTTTTGTGAGCCCACATTACGGCGAGTTTTGATTTATATTCTTCAAAAGAAGCGTCGGAAAGATCAAGAGCTTCAATTTCTGAAACGAGAACTTTTCTATCTTCTTCTGATAGTTCATAATTTGCATCAACTTCTTCCATGCGAGCATTAAAGGTTTCTTCGCTTTTGCGAGATTCAATTTCCTCACTCAAAGAAGAAACTTGAGCTTCAGCAGCTTCAAGTTTTGATTTCAAATCCTCAAGATCTGTCTTCAAAGCTTTTTCTGCTTCAGCAAATTTTGCTTTTTCTTCTTCTAGAGCGAGAAGTTCTTTTTCATATTGTTCGCTTTTGGATCTTATTGCATCTCCAATTACGCGACCAACATTAGCCACTGTCTCTTGAGTGAATTCATGACCAGGCATTTTTTCCTCAAGAATGGCTTTAAAGTCTTCAAGTAATTCTTTTTTTTCCATAGTAGAAATATTGTTTATAGATGTATTTACATGTAAAGTTTCGTTTTGTGAAATATTTTTTTTATTTTTTAAAAAATTTTTTTTATTATCAACTTCTATTCGTTCGGCAGATTCAATTTTTTCATCTACTTCTTCGTTGTCTTTTTTTTTATCTTCATGAACATAAACTCCTTTTACATTAGCTGCTGGGTTGGCTGTAAATCCTATCCCTAAAGGATATACTTCCCCCACAACTAATCTATATAAAGGTGTTCCGTCTTTCATCTTTCCTTCTCCATCAAAAGCTTTTAAATATTGAGATAATTCTTGAACATGGCTTTTATCACTAATAATTTCAGCCTCACTTAAATCTTTACTCCCTGCAGCTAGAACATATTCATTAAATCCTAATTCCCAGCTTGCAGAAACTGCTTGATACATCTCATCTTCAGCATCTACAGATCTTAAAACTAATTCTGCAAATTCTTTATTAGCTGCGGAGTAAACAACTGCACCAAGAGCCAAATTAAACGGTTGATTAACATCCTCACCTATAGAACTTAAAATTTCATCATTGTACATTCTTGAAAATCCAGAAGACACAATATGCCCAACAATTTTCTTTTTGTTGTGTTCTATATTAGTTGGCTTATGAATAAAATAATCTTTAATTGCGACAGCTGTTTTTGTGTCTATACCGTCATCATTTTTATTAAACTGATTAATGACTGCAGCATTAAAAGCAACCCCTATTAAATCAATATTTTTTTCAAAATCAATATCTTCAGGAACTAGAGATTTTAATTGCTCTAGAGAAGCTTCAGAAATAAAACCCTCTTCTTTTGGGTCTTTTCTGGACGCTATAATTTCATTAGAAAATGAAGTTTTGTATTTGTAATTCATATGTAAACAAATAATACACTAAATTATTTTTCTCCTTCTTTTTTTTCTTTTGGCTTTTTACCCATTTTCTTTAAAATTGCTTTTTGTATTGCGGGCGGCAATTTTTTCTGATCTTCAGTTAACTCTCCTTTAGCTTTTTCAAGAGCTTCCTTTGTTGGCCTATCTTTATCTCCAGGCTTTGCAGGTCGATAATTCTTACCCATTCTTTTTTTCTTTTCTCTAATGTTATGCCATAAACCTTTTCCTTTAGCTTCGGATTCATCAAGCTCGTCTAGCATAATATCTTCAATCTCTTGTTCGGAAAATTCTACATCAGATCCTTCTACTTTTGATCCAGCCCTCCATTGTCTGCAGGACCAATATCTCGCTTTTGTTTTGGGTCCTGGGTTATCGCAATTATGTCTAGCTCTAAAAGATTTTCTTCTTTCTGGATTGTCTCGCTTGATTGACATGTTAGGGTCTCCGAAGTTAACTTTAACTACATTACCCTTTTCATTCTTTACGTATACAGAAAACTTTTTTGGCCCGCCAGGAGTTCTAAAAGGTTTATTTAATTTTTTACCTTTATTTTTCTCGGCAGCCCAAGACTCTTCAGAAATTAATTCTTCAAAACCATCTTCACATTCACATTCTTTATTATAGTCTTGAATTTTTTTTGATAAATCGATAATAAAATTGCGCATACAAAAGTATACACAAAAAAATTATTTTTTACTGTGAAATAAAATCGCTGAAGGATAGTCAGATAGCTGGTGAGCAGCACTTATTTCAACTACCTCTTTTAATGTTTCTAGCTTTTCTATTTTATCAATATCCTTCACGCATGCTTTTAATTCTTTTTCCCAAGAATCTTTTTCTGTTGATGTTACAATAGCTTCTACTAAATTATCAACAATTTTATTTTGATTAGCGTTTAACCTCTTAACAGAAAATTTATTTTTAATTTCTTTAGTTGTAGAATTTCTAAACTTTTCAATTTCATATATAATAGATTGCAAGTCTTTTCTGGAATATAAATTTTTAGCTGTAGCTCCTGTCGGCCTGCCTACTTGATTAGGGGTCTTGGTAATCTTTTGACTTGGCTGAGCATTCTCACTCTTATTACCCTTTTCCATCTGCTTCTCCTTAAGCTCTCTATCAGCTTCAGCGCTGGGAGGCTCTATAGTAGGTACGCCACCAATTAGAGGATTATACATTCCGTCCTCTCTATTTTCGACAAATTTCTTTTGAGCTTCTGTAAGAGTGTTTGGATGAGGAAATAAACCTGTTCTAATAGCTTCCATTCCTTGCTCTGGCGATATAACTCCAATTTCAAGCAATCTAGTAACAACTCTTTGAAATTGAACTTCATCTTTAACATCAACCTCTTGAAATTTAACAGTTGGATATTTTCTAAATCCCATGCTCCTACAAACCGTTTTGATTTGAGGCATCATGAAATCATTTATAAAACAATTTCTTGCTTCTTTTAATCTTTCTAAAAATATCTGAGCTTTTATCTGAGTGCTTGAATAATTTTCTTTTCCAACAATAATGTTTTGTAGACCCTCTCTAATATCTTGATTGACAATTTCATATTTATTAGGTCCAAGTATTTTATTAACATCAGGTATGATGAAATCAGCTTTTGTTGTATAATCACTAACAAGAACTCTTCCAACACTTTCATTTTGAAATAAACATTGCATAGCGCTCAAGCTATGAGGGTTAATACCCCCTTTATCTGGCTCTGCACCCATAGTTATTAATAAAACTACATTTTCAATAGTTCTGCTAATAGCTTGGTCAATCTTTTTAAGCTCAATCTTCCAATTTAAATCATCTAGTACTGGATATCCAAAAGGAATAGCGAAAGGCTCATAATCTTGCTTCTTGTAGAAGGAATATATTAACCTATCAGGATCAAGATTAATTTTTAAACCATTTAAATAAAAACTTCCCTCCTTGATCATTTTTTTAACTTCTGGATCAAGGGAGTCAAAGATTTGTTTATCTTCTTCTGTTTTGGGATTTTTTAATTTTTCTAATTCATATTCGGATAGAATTTTTTTATAAACTCCACTGTCGAAAGATGTACTTCTGGTTGATACTATATCATAAGGGTTTAATAAAATATATCTTACAGGAATTTTGCCTGGATCTAAATACTTACTAGCCTCAGAACCATAAATTTTATTTAATTTTAAAACATCTTCTCTGTTAAATTTACCATCGATGCGATATAAAAATATATTTCCAGAACGATAGTACTCTCTAAAATATTGATCTTTTAATTTCCATAAATTGATTTTCTCAAACCACTTGTATATAAAGCTTCTAGCGTTTTCGGAGCCTCCCTCTAAATATATTTCAGAATTAGAAAACTCAGACATTACATCTATAGCATTTCTAAAAATAGGAATATTAGCATAAGCTTTTTGACATAGTTCAATGCTTTCTCTTATGTCTATACCTTCTGGTCCTACTGTATATGGAAGCATGCCTTCAGAGATATTTTTATACTTTTCTGCTTTTGGGCCAGTTCCAGATCGACCTCTAGTTCCTGAAGTCGCATGGTCAGCAGTCCTTAAGGCGTCAGATACTGTACTGTGAGAACTGACGGATACCATTGGCGTTTTACCGTTTGCGCTAGAATTACTAACGTAGTAATTTTCTCCACACATTTTAGGTTCTACAGGGTCTGATGATCCCAAGGAAACTTCACTTCTTTTTGAGATGTTATCCCAGTAAGCAGATTTTTTAGTATATTTTCTTTTTGGCTTGCTCATATGTTATATGTACACGAAAAAGTTTAAAAGTTACTTTTAAAGTCACTTTATAAACATTGGAACGAATGAATTAACGACTTCAGATTTGTGATTTTTAATATCATTATAAATTTTAATCATCCAATTTCCAAGCACTAATGCAGAATAACAGTCTTTTCTTACCTTGCTTGGCCCAGTTGTTCTTTTTAAATTTAACGGAAGATCAAAAGTCTGAGTTCCTTGTGGTGAAGATTTTACTTCTATTAACGCACACTGGCCTTTTGTGTATTCCATCATATCATATTGATGCTCAACCAAATCAATCATTTTTGCTCCATCGCTTTGTTTTTCTTCATCTTCGGCGAAATTCATAAATTTTAAATCTTTGATTGGGATTTTTTTTCGCCTTTGCTCTTGATAAGAATCATTTAAAGCTCTTGACCCAAACCATATTCTCTTGTGGTCAAAGTTTGCTTGTAGTAGCTCATTCGCCCTCCTGATCCAATCAGATGTAGGTTTTCTTAAGCAACACGGTAAACCATCCGCCTCTAATTCTTTTTTTGCAAGCCTTAATGATTTGTGGTAATTTTCTAAATCATCAAATTCAGTTTCCATAACATTAATCTTAATATCAGAAGATTTAAATAATGAACTTTCTTTAACGGCGTTTATAAATTGCACTCCTCCATTATAATCGCCAACAATGGCAACTATATTAAAATTAGTTAATAAATAATGAAAATATGTAATATGATTTTTTAAACTTTCACCAGCCATGGCATAAACATGCACTAATGTACCTTGAGCTTTTTCTTTATCTAATTTAAATACTTGAATAGCAAAGTCATCAGAACTTTCACTCTCTGCCCAGCTGGGATCAAATGAAAGTAAGTAATCAGCTCCAGCTTCACCTTTAACCTCAATAGATGGGTTTAAGCCTTCTTCCACGGTACATTCTTGCATTTTTGATATTTTAAAGTATCCAGAGCTATCATCTGTAAATATTGCTCCAAACTCTCGATCATATTGACTTTGACTCATTGTTGATTTTGCTTGTTCTACCAAGTTCTGGTCAAATAACTGTTTGGGGGCACAATCATATGAGAAATGCATTATAGAACGAGAAGCATTATTTTTGGCTTGATCTTCTTGATTAATTAACATTTCAAAATTTTCATATAATTTATATAAATATTCAAATTTATAACTTGCAGAAGATAACATTATTAATTTATTGTTTGGCCATTTATGTCGATCTTCTTCTCTCATCTCGCCTTGCTCTATTAGCTTAGTTTCTAAATTGAACAAATCTTCTCTTTCTTTAGGGTTTTGAACTACAGAAAGGAATGGTACAATAACCTCATTATAAATTCTTTCAGGCATCAACAACATCTCATCGATGATAATTCTATGAAATCTAAAACCACGAAGCTTTGAGCCGTCACCAAGAGGCAAAGCTCTAATAGAGCTATCCCCTAACTCCATAACCCATTCGTCGTTTTGTTTCGAGACTCTTGTAATGCACTGGGATAAATATTTAGCTTCTGGTTTAGCTGCGATATCTTCAATCTTCTTAAAAATCATTTTTGCCTGCCTAAATGACTTTGACAAGATCCCTATTTCAACGCCCTGGTTCATTATAGCGTCCATAAAAGCAAAAATACCAGTAGTCCAGGATTTAGACATACCACGAGACCATATGCCTAGAAAATAATCACTTTCAAACATAGCTTTAATAGCCATGTGCTGGAATGGGAATAAATCTACTCCAGCGATTAAATTTGTACTAAACGTAATGTTTTCTCTTAAGAATTCATATAATAAAAGTTTAGATTCCCTTTCATCAATAAATCCTTCGGTATCCATTATTCTTTCGTTTATGCTTTTAGCTTTTTTAGTTCTTTTTTGTGTTCCTTTTTCCCAAGTCATACCTTTAAAATCCTTTGATCTATATAAAATTGAACATCTGAATGCCAGATGTCTTCTCCTGCGCCCAATAAAATTGGAATTAAGTTTTCAGAGCGCTTTCTTCCTCCAGAAAATATAAACTGACAATTTCTAGCAAACTCATGTGATAAAACTCTCATTTGATGCCATACAAATTTAAGATTAGACTTATGAGGACCAAACGAATTGTTTCTTATAATTTTTTCTATTGAGCTTTCTGTGACTATATATAAAAATGATTCAAAATCCTTAGCTCGCTGCAGCTCTTTTCTAAACCTCTCAAATCCAACTGTCATGGTTGACTTGAAGTCAGTCTCACTTTTTCTATCAATATATGTTTTAGTATAGTGGTTTCCCGCAGCTGTATAATCTCCAAAGTCTAACTTATGAGATTGGCTATTATTAAATTTTAAGGGTGTTTGCTCTCTAGTGTCAATCAAGATTTTTATATCATTTAAATTTTTATTTTCTTTTAAAAATTTACTTTTTATACTTTTATTTAGTAGCGGTTCAACCTGAAGCCTGCGACAGGCTTCGTTATATGAACCAAAAAATTCTTTATATATTTTTATTTCAGGCAAATCAAGTAATTTTAATTCTAAATGATTCGGCGCGTATTGCAAACTCTTACTAATTATTCTATTTTTTAACATTAATAATAATATTTGTTGTGCATGCTCGTGGTCGGCTGTTGCCGCCCACTTTTCTAATTCGACGCTATTTGAAAAAAAGGTATTGAAATATTGTTCTTTATTTTTGAATGGAATTAACTCTCCTGTATATAAATTATATCTAGGATAATATGTAATATAATATTCTGATAATAATATGCCATGAGCCTTAATATGAGTATGTAAGGATCTTTCGGATTTGAACTCCGCTCCGCATATTTTACATTTTACACTCAACGTCTTATCCAGATTGATTGTTTTAAATCTAATAAACAGATAAATCCATCACTCTCCAATTGTTTTTTAACAAGGAGAGTTTGAGAGCCGCCAGGATAATCATTTCCTTCTAGAACCACGATTGCGGACCGACTGAGGCGACTCTTAAAGGTTTTGTAGTCAAATAGCATCTTTTCCCTACATGGAGTAATCAAATGGCCATAGAGCTTAATTAATTCACTATCGTCTAATGCGTTTAATAAATTTCTAGCTTCTAAATAATTAAATTCTTTTATACTCTCACATAATTCATTTATTGGATAACATATGTTATTTAATATGAATAGGTCTATATACTTTATTGATTGTGAATCATACTCTGATATATTTTTAATATTTATTGTGTGAGGATTGTATTTTTTATATTTTATTCTTTCTATATGCTCTGCTCTTTCTTTATCTTCTTCATCATAATATATATTATAACTTGAACCGTTAGTTTCCTCATTAAGCTCAGCAAATATTTCAAATAAGTCAAAATTAGCATATTGCGAATCTTTCGATTCACATCCTACTTGTACAATAGATTCTCCTTTTAGTTCTCGATATAAATTGAAAACTAACTCTAGCGTATAATAACGCTGCCCAAGGCTACTAGCGATTTTTTGTAAATTAGATAGCTTCATCTTTAGAAATTCCCAATACACGAGCTTTCCAGACGTCCATGTTCTCTAGTCGATCAGCTTCTTCATTAATAAGTAATTTTTGCTTCTCCGCCATTTCTACCATAAGGTTTCTGTCTGCTTCGTTCTGAAAAGTTCTAACAAGAGATAATATGGAAGCATTGTCTTTATGTTTGTTTTTAACTCTTTCTTTTCTATCTCCATTTAAGCGAGCAATTAATGTTTCTTGTCTTTTTTCACATTGATTATATTCTTCACTCTTTGTTTTTAATAATTCCGCTAATCTAACAGTCATATCTCTTTGATCTTCACATTCTTCAAACATGCGATTTAACTTATCAATTGCTTTACTAATATTTTTTAAATGTATATAATCCATGCAAACATTAATATATAAATTTAATTCATCACTTGTTAAGTCTGGTTTATCCCAAACTGTTCTTATAAATTCAGCCTCGAATAAATCCCTGTCATCCATAGCGCTATAAGTGTTAATAACCTGTATAAATCTAGGCGCCGCCAAAAACTTCATCGTGCTTTCTACATTATCCATATCTTGCCTTCCGAGCTCTTTTTCATTAAGATCTTGCTGGCAGTAGTCATTAATTTTCTTAATAACTCTAGAGGTGGCTTTAGGGGCGAAATACTGAGTGTTTATAGCGCTCTCGTCAGGATGAAGTAGCTTTTGATCAACCTCTTCTATGAATTTAGCTACTTCAGTTACTTCTTTTGTTAAATTTGTTATATTTATACTAGGAAATATTATTTTTGATATTTCATAAGCGCTCATACCCTCTTTAGCATACTGAATAATAAATTCTTTTTGCTCTTGAGAAAATTCTATATCCTCTCTTTTTTCTTTTTTTGTTGTGTTGTATTCTAATTTATTCTCTACTAAAAATTCTCTTACTGCTCTGCCCTCTTTTGTTCTGCCATCAAGCTCATCATTATTAAATGTGCGTCTAGTTAATTCAATAAGGTCAGATATTAATAAATAATTATCTGTTATAAATTTTTGTTGTTCTTCTGTTAATTTCATATTATATCATTATCTCTTATTAATTTTCTAGCAAGTTCCTTGAACATCTTTTCAAAATTTTTAATTTGTTTATAACCCGCTTTTCTTCCCTTTTCATTGCTTTTGTATCCTAACTTAGCGGCAGCCTCATTAATATCTAAATCTTTAACATGTATCATTTCATATATTTGATAGTGTTTTTCACTTAAATTTTCTTTCATTAAAATATTAAGTTTTTTAGTTGATTTATCAATATCAAAATCTTTTTGAATTTTACAAGCTACAACATTATCATCAATAGTGCTCGCCATATTAATATGAAACGAAGCTTTTTTTGTTTTCTCCCATTTAGCGTATAAAGGGCAAGTACCGTCTTGCTTACCTGTTTTTGTCCACGAGCAATAGTTTTCGTCATTAATGTTATCAATAGCTCCAGAGCTGTTAAATGGGCATTGATTACAAGGTCTTATAAAATTGCTATAATGGTTTCTTAGAATGTTTTTTATCTGATTTGATATAATCCTGTTTAACCAAGGCTCAATAGGTCTTTTTTGATCCCATAGATGCCACTTATTATATATATGGGTTTTTATTATTTGAGTGACATCATCCCATGAAATCCAGGATATTGCTTTTAAGAACCATTTACCCCTTCTTTTTTCAAGTTGAGATTCAATGAGTTCAAATTTATCCTCAAATCTTATTTTTCTAGGACGACCCCTCTTCTTTTTCTCCATTAGCTTCAAGATTGAATAATTCTTCCACCTTGAAACTTTTCTTTTCGAACGGGGAGACTTCGTACTGCAATTTGCCTATGTAAGGCACACTAGATATATCAGTTTCATCATCTGCAAGCTCTTGAGGGGCACTAGCTTGAGAGATAGAATTTTTGACTACTCGCTTTGCAACTGCATCAAATTTAGTTCCACAGTTGCCACAAAATTTAGGTGCAGAACCTATATACTCGTTCTTGCTTCCACAGCTCTTGCAATATTTATACGCCATATTATTTTAATATAATTAAAGTTTTTCCATTAGAAGCATTTGTTTCAAACTTATATGCTGAATCAGGCTTCTTATGATCATATATGTAAACATTTCCCTGTCCAATATTTAACTCTTTAACTAATTGAGTTACAGCTTCTTCTTTTTTCTTTATATCTTTTTTTTGATTAATTAGCGCTACCGTAATTGCGGAGAGCGCACCAATAAAAGCTGACAATACTATTTCCATATTTACTTATATTATAAGTAATACACAGAAATATTCTATTATTTATTTCCAGGTATCCATGAAAGTGTCTTCTACTACTGATTCTTTGACTCTTATTATATGATTTCCATACAAACCTGGCTCATATGAATCAGGAGTTAAGTTTTCCATAACGTAAAACATTTCACCATGATCTTCTCCTCCGATTTGAATATGTCTTTTAAGGAATCTAGCCTCAATAATAGAATTGTCTTCACCACGAAATCTGATATAATCAGAAGGTTCTAAATGCAATCTTTTCATAGTATATTTTATTATACACTTTTTTTTAAAATTAACTTAATTCCTCTAATTTTTTTACTATGTATTTTAATATTTCACTTCTTTTAATATCTTTATAATCAAAATCAAAAGTATGTATTCCTTGTTTTGCGCTAGGAGAGTCTGCGAATAAATTCTTAATAACGTTAAACCCACTTTTACCATTTATATCACTCTGCATAGGATCCCCACAAATTATCATTTTTGTATTTTCACCTATTCTTGTGATAAGGGTAATTAGTTCTTTAGGGCTAAAGTTTTGAGATTCGTCAGCGATAATGATTTGATCTTTAAAACTAGCGCCTCTTAAATAATTTATAGGCATCGCCGATATTATTTGTTTTTCAGTAAGAAAGCTGGCGTCACTAGCTGACATTAGTTCGTACAATTTATCAGTTAGTGGCATCATAAATGGACAAAACTTCTCATCAACATTTCCAGGTAATGCCCCCATTCCTCTTTCTGCACTTTCAATAATCGTTCTTATATAACTAATCGTATAGTTATTATCCATATTAAATAATTGAAGAGCTCCATAAATAGCCATAAAGGTCTTACTAGTACCAGCGGGACCACTTACAAATACTATTTTAGTATCTTTATCAAATATTATCTTTAGCAACTCACGTTGCTTCTCGGAAAAATCAATTTTCTTCAGTTTTATCTTTGTTTTAGATAATGACGTTATAATTTTTTCTATTTCCTGAGAATTTTCTATTTCAGCTTTTTTGCGTCTTGGCATGTGCTTTATTAATATAGTAATTATTACAGTTAAAATTCAACAAGGTCGGGATTTTTTTTTCGAAAAGTTGTTATTTCTAATAATTACACGGTTGATTTTTTGAGAAAAACCACCCCCCGCCAATACCGAGGGTATACCCGTAAAAAAAAATTCAAAAAAAGGGGGACATAGTGCAACCCAAAAAAATGTCAAAAAAATAGCTTTTTTTTCGCTTAGGTGTTGACATTTACCCTCAAATAGCTTAGTTTACTAATATGCAATACAATAAAGGACTAAAAATCGGAAGCCTGTATCACTCAAAGGCAAATAATAAAGTTGTTCGTCTCGTTTCTATCGAAAGAGTCGGATCTCAGCGGATCGCAACCATAAAACACCACAAACAAGACCATCTTTTTGAGTCTGAAGTTTATGTTTCCGATCTTTTAAAAGCTACTAGCGACCAAGTCAAGGCTTACTTTAAAAAGTAAGTCTTGAAGTTTGACATATACTAATAAATAGATTACATTTAAATATGATTAAAATAATAAGAAACCCAAACTTTACCGAGTGGCTCGACATTCGACTATTCGGTAAACTAATTGACAACGCAAAAACACAAGCAAAGGCAATGGAGATTGCCAAGCAAGTTAAAAGCGAAAACCCACACCTTGTAATCGTAACAGAGGAAAATACAAATGCGTAAAGTAACAGAAAGAATAAAAAAAGCCTTTGAGCAAGGCACTCCTTTAAAAGTTGGCAATACAAGGACAGACGGCACAAGCGTTTTCCTACATGGCAACGAGATAATAAAGCGAGATGCAAGTGGGCTTGTCATGGCAACGCTTGCAGGTTGGAACACTCCAACGACAAGGGAAAGAGTCAACGGCATAACAGGATTAGGCATCTATCAAAAGAACTTTACCCCTATGCTAAACGGGCAAGAAATTGACTCATACGATTGGGTAGCAGTTACAAAAGAGGAGGACGCTCTATGCTTATCCTAATCGCTGGATCTTTTGCACTATACTACTTTGCACACATAGCTTAGTTTGTTACCCTATCCTCGCAAGGGGATAGGGTTTTTTTGTGCCTGAATAAGTCACAATACAATCGTGCAATAAAATAGTAGACTGCTTGAGAACTATGTCGTAAGTCGCTTATAATCAAGCACTTGCGCGAGGCGGCTCCCGCCGTCGTAACAGGTTGATAAACAACGACTTACGAAAGCCTTGTACATAAATCATGCCAATAAATAAATGCAAAATAAATCACTTTTTTCTTGCGTTAATTTGTTTTGTGGTTTACTATGTAGTTATATGACAAAGACATTACAATTCGAAAGTGCCGAGAGCGTAGACTCGAACGGCGTACATGGTGGAACATTCGACATCGTTCTCTTCGGAGACTTTGGAACACTCTTAGTTCAAGCTAAAATAGAACATGACTTTGACGAATGGGACATCTTCACAAACGCAAGAGTTCTTAAAGTTGAGCAATTAGATGATAATGACAAACCAACAAGTTTAACCTTCACAAATAAAGAAATAGAAGACTTCATCGAAAGCGATTCTGAAATTGGCGAATGCTTCGAGGATAGAATCAAAGTTTTAGCAGAGGAGGAATTAGTATAATGGAATACATAAAAGACACAATAAACAAAATGAGAAATCAAATCATGGCTTTGAATGATGAAAGGATAAAAGCAAAGCGATTGAACAACAAAAAGAAAGCTTTCGATATAGAAGCGATTCAAATAGAATTGGACAACAAAATAGCAGAATTGGAAGGTATGGCACACCGACTCAATCAATAACCAAAGCCCCCTAAGTGACTGATAATCAAGCACTTAAGGAGGGCGGCGGCCCCTTCCGTAAGTCTTTGATAAACAACGACTTACGAAAGCGTTGTACAAGACCCGTGCCAATTCACGCAATAGAATAATGCAATAAAATAGTTGCTAAATAATTGAAAATAAATTTGACTTTTGTTAAAAAATAAACGATTATAATAATATGCAACTACTATTCATCAAATTCACAAAAATCTCAAAAGATCTGATCAAAGCAAGTCTCAGCCTGCACAACGAAAAAAAAGCAAGATGCATCTTTGAAGTCGAAGGTGTATCAAGAAAGCAATGTGCTTTCTTGTTTTGCAAAAAAGGACTTGTTTCTTGGAATCTCTTTGATCAACTCAAAGAAATGGCAATGGCAAAAGCAGATCCTCGCTTTTGCAAGGTTAGCCGTTTTCAAGGCATCAGCAACAGAATCAACGAAAGAAGGCAAGAAAGACTTGCCGACATTTGCGATGACATGAATTGCTCGCCTTTGGAAGCCGAACAATTCCTAAATCATGGAACAATGCCAAGGGGGTGGTAAGCCTCCTAAGTCGCTTATAATCAAGCACTTAGGAAGGGCGGCGGCCCCTGCTGTAAGTGCTTGATAAACAATGACTTAGGTAACTGCATTACGCTAGCTAAAAAGTTGCACAATCCCGCCACCCCTAAAAAGTTGCACTATTTGACTATTTGGTATTTAAATAAAAAAACGAAAAAAAAATGAAAATAAATCCGTATTTGCTTGCAAAACACGCACCACTAGTTTACCTTGTTT